GCCGCTTCACGTGTACGCTTGCACGAAGTTGCTGGTGTTAACCGAGTCGTATATTATTCTCGAAGTTGTCGATGCAGACAATGGAGAAAGTTTTATTTCTCTGCACCCGTTTGCAGAAATAGAGCAGATTGACACGCTCGTCAATGCAGATGAAGTGAAGTACTTAGACGATAAAAAAGAGATAACAGAAAAATGAAGTGTATCGAATGCGAATTTGTTGGTGGATCGCTTGACGGGAAGGTAGTTGATGTCCCAGAGGGACAACACAACTTTGCAAAGAATAAACAAGATGGAACAACTGAAGAATACTACTTTCTTGTTGGCAGTAGATTCATTGAATTAAATCTGCGTGCAGGGTTGCTGCTACGCGAAACTTTGAAAGGAAAAAGAAACGATGATTGATCGAACAATGGAATGGGAAAAAACAAAGCAAACGCTGTTCGGGCTTTATCCAAACTGGGAAGCCTCACGCGAACAAGGCGAAGCGTGGAAGGCAGTGTTCGGGATGGTCAACCCCGAATGGTTGCGCGAAGCAATACAAAAAGTGTATTGCAAATACTCGTCAAGCGAACCCAAACCAAAATGGATTCATGAAGCGTTGCGGGAAGTAAAAGCGGCGCGCACAGGCGAGCCAATTACTGAGCAGGACATTGCTGCAAAAAAACAAAATGAGCGTTTGGCGGTCTCAAAAGAAGAAGAAGATATTGTAATTGCAGATCAAAACAGAATGCAGGTTTCTGTGCTAGGGTGGGACTCGCAAACTCGAACGCGCTGGGCAGAATATGCTATGAACAAATACAAGTTCCGCAAAAAGTACGATGCAACAAAACCAGAAACGTGGTCAAAAACATTCTGCGGATATGTCTATTGTCTCAGATCAATGAAAGAAAATGCAGCATGACAAAAACAAAGGGTGTTCCCGAACAGACAAAAAGAGCGTTGTCAGATCGGCAACAATCAGTTGTTGATTACTTGATCAAGCGTGGAGAAAAATACTCCACACGCGTACGCGTTGCAACAGAACTTGAAATCTCAATACATCAAGTTTCAAATGCAATCACACAGGCACAAATGAAAGGCTGGCAGATTGAATCAAGACACAAACCAAATTCAACGATAAAAGAATACAAGGTTGCAGGCGATGCGACAGCGCAAGGATTTGCAATTACTTCGCAAACACAAAAACAAACAATTCACAGGTTTGTTGCAACGTTGAACCATATACGAATCAAGGCAAAAGAAAACAACCAGCGAGATATTGAAAAGATCGCGCACAAAGCATTAGTGTCGGTTGGCTTGCAAGTTGAATAAAATCTTTCTCCTCTTTTGATTGCAGGCTCTCAACTCTTTTCCCTGCAATAGAAAACAACCCTGCTTGTTGTGGGGTTGTTTTTTGTCATACTCGGCAAAGTTATCTACGATAATAAGTAGTGAGCGAAAACAAAAACATTGATCTCAATGAGGTTGCGGAAATAACACTTCGTTGGGCGAGACGAATGCAGCGTTTTTTCCCCAATTGGGAGGTTGACGAACTTCGAAATGAAGCATTTCTTATTTCTGTTGGGCTGCTTGAACGTGGGCGTTACGATCCTGCGAAAGCAAAACTTAACACATTTCTTTGGCACGCACTTCGGCTTGACGTTCGACATCGTTACAGGCGGTGCAACGGCGAAAGGTATCTCAACGATGAAAACGGAAAACGAAAATACCAACGTGTTGAAGTTGTTGATGATACAATTGTCGAAAAAGCACAACAACCCTACACTGGCGAACTGAAAACAATTGAACCAAAAAGAAACAACGCTTGGCTCAACGCAAGGCTTGCGGGCTTCACTGCAAGGGATTTGCAAAAGCGTGGCATGAGTTACAAAGAACAAAAAGCAGCAGCAGAGGAATTTCGACATGAACAGCAATCAAAAAGGCAAACGGGGTGAACGATACGTTGCCAACTGGCTGAAAGAAAACTTTGGCTGCAAAGCAAAACGAAGCCAGCAATACTGCGGCGCAAATGGCGATGCGGATGTTATCGGCGGATTCCCGAACACGCATTGCGAAGTAAAATTTGTTGAATCATTAAACATACAAAAGGCCATGGCGCAAGCGGTTGCAGATTGCGGCGATTCAATTCCTTATGTTATTCACAAAAAGAACAGGCAAGATCTTTTGATCACGATCCGAGCGGATGACCTTCGCGCATTCTGCCAAGCGGTGGGACTCCAAGACACGATAACTAGAGAAGAAAGAAACAATGAATGCCCACCAAAACAGACTACACAAACGGATGGGGCGAACACAAACGGCTAGTTTTACATCGCCTTGGAGTTATCGAAAATGATCTTGAATCAATTGAAAAAAGACTTTCAAACATTGAAAAGCAACTTGCAGTACAAGCGAGCCAAGCGCGCATTGTTGCGGGTGCAATCGGTGCTATCGCTGGGCTTGTTCCCGCTGTTCTTACTATCGTTATCGGCAGGCTGTAAATCTTTCAGCAAAATCTTCGAGCCGCCTGTGACAATACAACAACAAATAAATGAAGCAACGCAAGTGGTACAACACGCGAGCCAAGAACTTGCTGTGCTTTCGTGGGTTGGTGGAATAGCAACAATTACAGGAATTGCAGCGTTGATGATCACTCGTGGAACGTTCGGGATGCGCGCGATTCTAATTGGTGTTGCACTTGTAATTCTTAATTTTGCAATTGCAAATTATTTGTCGTGGGTTCTGATCCCAGCGATTGTTGGTACTGGGTTCGTGTCACTCGCGTGGTCGTACGTTACAATTAAACAAATGATTCTCAAAAAACAGGAGTGCAAAAAATGATTGCAGATATTCTTGGAACAACTTGGTTTATTCTTTTGATCGGTACGCTCGCCTTCATCGGCGGCGTGTACTTCGCGGCAACTATCAAAAAGAGATTCGGAAAGTAAACGCAGGTACAAAGTGAAACCCGAAAAACACAAAGGTGCAGTGCGAGTAGACCACACAAAAGCACTGATCCCAAAGCCGACAAACGTGCTGCTCGAAGAAGTGGCAAGGGGAATCCACTTATCAGTTGCAGGTTCGGCAGCAGTGCAACGAAACGAATCACAGGAATCGTTTCCCGATTGGCAAGCGTTACCAGAAGAAGTAAAAGATTATTGGAGGCAAGGCGCACGATGCGCATTTTCTGTAATAGCAATACACGGCGGGGCTGAGGTGTTCAACGTAGATGCCAAGTAGAATTAAATCTTATTGCCTCAACGGTTGTAAAGAAAAATCTGTCACTGATTCACAGCTTTGCCAGAAGTGTTTTGATATTCGGCAAAAAAGAATTGACAAGCGCAGAAACGAACTCGCGGCAATTAGACGAAAGAAGTTTGGCAACTCGAGCGAACAAGGCTACGACTGGAAGTGGGCGAAGGTTTCCCGTTTGGTTCGCAAGCAAGAGCCGATATGTCGTCATTGCAAAAACAAACTTGCCGACATGGTTGACCATATCGTGCCGCTCAAACAAGGCGGCGAACGGCTCGCGCTTGATAATCTTCAACCACTGTGCAACAAGTGTCACGCTGTTAAAACACAAGACGACAAGATTGTTTTCAAGGCCACAAGATGATTTTTTGTGGTACGCTGCAACACACAAGGGGGGTAGGTTTAATCGCTACAAGGTTTTGTTACCTAATCGGCGTTATTGACCACGCGTTTTTTTTCACAAGTTTTTGAGCAAGGGGGTAAGGATGATAATCAATGAGAACCAAAAAAGTAAAAGTTGAAACGCTGAGTAACGATCCCGCGAACGTTCGTTTGCACGATTCAAAAAACCACGATGCAATCAAGGCATCGCTGCAAAAGTTTGGGCAACAGAAACCAATTGTTGTTGATCGGAACGGGGTTGTTGTTGCGGGAAATGGAACACTCGCAGCAGCGAAGGATTTGGGCTGGAAAGAAATCTCAATTGTAGAAACCGATCTTGAAGGGGTGGATGCAACGGCGTTTGCAATCGCGGATAATCGAACGGCTGAACTTGCTGCGTGGGATGATGAGGCTTTGGCAAAAACTTTGGCAAGTTTGCAGAACGATTTTGACATTGATGAAACCTTGACAGGCTTCGATGAAAAAGAAATAGAAGAATTGATCAACAACGCGGCTGGACTTGGTGAAGTAGTCGAAGATGAAGTGCCAGAAGTTCCAAAGGAAGCCATCACGCAAGTTGGCGATTTGTGGTTGCTTGGTGCATACTATGAATGTGAAGATTGTGGCAAGCGGTACGATTATGATGAAGGCAAGAAGATGAAGGATTGTCCTTGTGGGTAAATTGAAACTGAAATCCAAGCATCGTTTGTTGTGTGGCGATACAACAGACAGCGAGAATGTTGCTCGTCTTGTTGGTGATGCTTCGCTTGTGATGATACACGCAGACCCGCCCTATGGAATGGGAAAAGAGAAAGACGGCATTGCAAACGATAATTTGTACGCAGAAAAGTTGGACAAGTTTCAGATGCAATGGTGGAACGCTTGGCGAACAAAAACCGCAGACAATGGGAGCGTGTACATTTGGGGCAACGCCGAGGACTTATGGCGGTTGTGGTATCAAGGCGGGTTGCAGGATTCGGAACGCTTGACCATGCGGAATGAGATTGTGTGGGACAAGGGCAACGCGATGGGCATGGGATCAGAACAGCACCGCATGTTTGCTACTGCGACCGAACGCTGCCTGTTCTTCATGGTTGGCGAGCAAGGTTTCAACAACAACGCCGACAACTATTGGCATGGGTGGGATTCAATCGTGAACTACCTGAAAAAAGAAAAGAAGAAAACAGGGTGGAGTATTTCAAAGTTCAAGCGTTTGGCAGGTCATTCCGAAAAGAGTGGTTGTCATTGGTTTGATAAATCTCAGTGGATGATGCCAACAAAAGAAACATACGACACTTGGCGAGATGAAGCAATGCGGGAGCATGGCGCATTCAAGCGGGAGTATGACGAACTCAAGCGGGAGTTTTACGCAACAAGAGCGTTCTTCAATAACACCCACGACAACATGACGGATGTGTGGCAGTTTGAAAGAGTTTCAGGCGAAGAACGACATGGACACGCAACACCGAAGCCTGTGGAAATGGTGGCGAGGGCAATCAAGTCAAGCAGCGAAGAAGGCGATGCGGTTGGCGTTCCCTTTGCGGGAACTTGTCCAGAACTTATCGCTTGCGAACAAATGAACCGCAAATGCTATGGCATGGAAATCGACCCGTTGTATTGCGATGTCATCGTCAAGCGGTGGGAGAACTTGACAGGTGAGAAGGCGGTGTGCAATGGGTAAGTTGAAACTGAAGTCCAAACACCGCTTGCTCTGTGGCGATTCAACGAGTGAAGATGATGTTGCAAGGTTGATGGATGGAGATAAGGCAGACATGCTTCTAACAGACCCACCATACAATGTGGCATTGGGAATGAATGAAACACCAGAACAAGCAAAAGCAAGAAACCGCAGAGCAGATGGCAAGGTGGTGCAGAACGACCACAAAGAAGATAAAGAATTCAGAATGTTCTTAAATTCAGTGTTTGAAAAATCATTCATAAATATGGAATCTGGTTCTGCGTTTTATGTGTGGCACTCTGATTCGGAAGGATATAATTTCAGGGGTTCTATTCGTGATTGCGGTCAGGAAGTAAAGCAGTGTTTGATATGGAAAAAGAGCAGTTTGGTTATGGGAAGGCAAGACTACCATTGGATACATGAACCATGTTTGTATGGGTGGAAATCTGGTGCATCACACAATTGGTATTCAGACAGAAAGCAAACCACAGTGCTTGAGTTTGACAAACCGCACAATTCAAAAGAACATCCAACAATGAAGCCCGTTGAATTGTTCGGCTATCAAATAAAGAACAGCACGACTTTGCATGGATTGGTTCTCGACCCATTCATGGGAAGCGGAACAACACTCATCGCTTGCGAACAACTCAACCGCAAATGCTACGGCATGGAGATTGACCCGTTGTATTGTGATGTGATTGTGAAGCGTTGGGAAAATCTAACAAATAAAAAGGCGGTATTATCAAATGGGTAAAAGAGGAACAAAGCCAACGCCAACAGCGATGTTAAAACTTCGAGGTTCGTGGCGTGCTGACATAAATAAAAACGAACCGCAACCCGAAGTTGCAATTCCAGAAATGCCAGAATATCTTGGTGAGAATGCCAAGGCTTGTTGGGACGAACTTGCACCAATGCTTGTTGATCTGAATGTTTTGACTGTTGCGGATCGAACGGCACTGGCTTTGCTTTGCGAAACGTATGCAAATTGGCGAAGATCGCAAGATATGCTTAAAAAATATGGGGATGTTTATCCGATCAAAGACGATGCAGGCAAAACAAAATACTTGCAACAAACGCCATACGTTTCAATGTCAAAAGCCTACGCCAAACAATTGAAAGATATGCTTTGTGAATTTGGTTTGACACCATCTGCAAGATCTCGCGTACAAACCGTGCAAGATTCGCAAACTTCAAGGGCTGAGGACAAGATGAAATTCCTCACGGGATGAATAATAAATTAGAATTACTTCCATTGCCCGATTATGATCCACAGGATCAGGCGGGGGAATGTGTGTTTGATCCAGATGCTGCGTTGCGTCCAATTCAGTTTTTTGAAAACTTCTTGCAGCACGATATTGGAAAATGGGCGGGTGATCCATTTATTCTTTCGGATTGGCAACAATCGGTTGTTGGTAATTTGTTTGGTTGGCTCCGTCCAGATCAAACTAGGCGTTTCAGGTCTGGGTTGGTTGAGTTGCCCAGAAAAACGGGCAAGTCTCATTTGGCAGCAGGCTTGGCTTTGTATTGTTTGATTGCAGATAATGAAAGCGGCGCAAGTGTTGTTGCTGCTGCGTCAACTCGTGATCAAGCATCAATTGTGTTTGGAATTGCCAAAAGATTCGTTGAACGCGATGAAACTTTGTCAAAAGTTTGCAAAGTTTACCGAAACGCAATCGTTGTTGAATCAACTGGTTCGTCAATGAAAGCCATTTCATCAGATTCTGGCACTGCACACGGTCTAAATGCAAGTGCTGTTATCTGCGATGAACTTCATGTTTGGACAAAACCAGACGCGCGGGAACTTTACGAAGCACTTGTTACTTCGCAAGGCGCAAGAATCCAGCCAATAAACATTTCAATTACAACGGCAGGGACTGCTGAGCCAACACTTTGGCGAGACATTCACAACTTCGCAAGGGGTGTGCAAAGCGGTGATGTTGTTGATCCAAGTTTTTTGCCCGCAATCTGGGCTGCTGATAAGGATGATGCGTGGGATGATCCCGAAGTTTGGCGAAAGGTAAACCCAGCACTTGGAATTACAGTGCAAGAAGAATTTTATGAGCAGGAGTGTGCGAAGGCGAAGGCGTTACCAAGTTATGCAAACGCTTTCCGCAGATTGTATTTGAATCAACCAACTGAATCGCTCGAACGTTGGCTTTCAATGGAACATTACGATGAGTGTGAAGATCGTATGAGTTTTGATGAGTTGCAGGGTCGAGTTTGTTATGCTGGCTTGGATTTGTCATCAACGCTTGACTTGACCGCGTTGGTTTTAGTATTTCCGCGAACGGATGAAGAAGGAAAGGGCTACGATGTCTTGCCTTTTTTCTTTGTGCCAGCAGAAAACATTTACAAAAGATCACGTGACGATCACGTGCCGTATAACATTTGGCGTGACGAAGGCGATGAACACGGCAAGTTTTTGATCGCAACCGAGGGCGATGTGATCGACTACGCGTACATTCGCAAAAAAATAAATGAATTGGGCAAAATGTACGACATAAAAGAGATTTCAATTGATCGCTGGAATGCAACTGCTCTTTCTGTTGAATTGCAGCAAGATGGTTTTGACGTTGCGTTTTGTGGTCAAGGTTTTAGAAGTTTATCCGCTCCATCAAAAGAATTAGAAGCAAACATTATGGGGAAAAGATTCAGGCATGGCAATCATCCCGTGCTTCGCTGGAACGCAAGCGTTTGTTCGCATGAAGAAGACGCGGCAGGGAACGTGAAGCCTTCAAAGAAAAGATCAAACGAGAAAATCGATGGGATCGCAGCAGCAGTAAACGCTATTGGCAGGGCAAGCGCAGCAGGTGACGATAATGAGGGTAGTGTTTATGAAGACCGCGGCTTGGAGACTTTTTGAATGGGAATAATTAAATGGTTGCGTGGCAGCAACGAAAAAGAAACTCGCGCGAGTTTGTCAAACCCGACAGATTGGCTGCGCGGTGTTTTTACAGGTTCAATAACGGCAAGCGGTGAACGAGTTTCAACGGATTCCGCACTTCGGCAACCCGCAGTGTTCGCTTGCGTGCGTGTAATTTCCGAAGATGTTGCAAGTTTACCCTGCAAGGTTTACGCGAAAGATAACAACGGCGGAAGGCAACCGATTGATTCGCACCCAGTTGCAAGGCTTTTGCATACTGCACCAAATCCTGAAATGACACCGTTCACGTTCAAAGAAACAATGACGGCACACATTCTTTTGCATGGCAATGCGTATGCGGAAATTGAACGCAATGGAGCGGGCGATCCAATTGCGTTGTGGGTTTTAATGCCCGACAAAATGCAAGTGAAAGTTATCGAGGGTGAAGTTTGGTATGAGTATGACAACCGTATGCTTTTGCCAAGCGAAAAAGTTTTACATATTCGCGGGCTTGGACATGACGGCATTCTCGGCTATTCGCCGATTTCGTACGCACGCGAAACGATTGGCATTTCACAAGCAATGGAAAAGAGCGGCGGAAATTTCTTCGCAAACAGTAGCCGACCAAGCGGCGTGTTATCGCATCCCGCAAGATTAAGCGAAGACGCAAGCAAGCGTTTGCGGCAAGGTTGGGATGGAATGTATTCTGGTTCAGACAATCTTGGCAAAACTGCAATTCTTGAAGAAGGGATGAAATTCAATTCACTTTCAATCCCGCACAGTGACGCGCAGTGGCTGGAGGCACGGCAATATGCACTGCAAGACATTGCAAGAATTTATCGAATGCCGCCACACATGATCGGCGATCTTAGTCGTGCCACTTTTTCAAACATTGAGAGCCAGCAAATAGCATACATGCAACAAACTTTGATGCCTTGGCTGCGGCGGTGGGAGCAAGAGATCAACAAAAAGTTGATCGGCGTAGAAGATCGTTCCGTTTATGCAGAATTTCTTGCCGAGGAAATGCTACGCGGTAACACTTCTGAAAGATTCGCTGCGTATCGAACAGCACGCGAAACTGGTTGGATGAGCGTAAATGAAATCAGAACACGCGAAAACATGAATCCTGTTGACGGTGGCGATTCCTACATTCAACCGTTGAATTTTGCAGATGTTGATGTCGCAAAGGATTTACAAACACCCGATTTGCCTGCCGATCGTGCGTGGCTTTCAGATTCCATCAATCGTGCGGTAGGAATTGTCCGAAACGCGTCAAA